TCTACAGGATTTGGTTCTGCTCTATATGATGTAGATAAGCAGAAGAAACCTGGTGCTTCTGGGTTTTTGAGTAATTCATACTCTAACCACATCTGTCCAGTTTGGGGTAATGGCCAAACATTGTTGCCATAATTATAAGTTGCTACTGTTTCTGGATCTTCACAAGCAGCAAGGATACTTAAACGGTTCTGAGTATGGACTTCGTAGAAACCTTTAGACAAAAAAAATGACCTTAATAGGTCAAGTGTTTTGGTATATTTTTTCGGGTCAATCAGACTTGTCATTATTTTAGGCTAAACTGAATTTATTTAGACATACTAAATATTTGAAGATGAAGATTTATGTTATGTCACATTTGGTCATATCAAAAAAGAATGAAGTATATCTTCATGTAGAAGCAGAAGTATATATTTACTATGAATTAGCAGACCAGTTTACGTTTGAAGTTCCTGGTGCTACATTCTCTCCAGCTTATCGTAATAAATATTGGGATGGGAAAATAAGATTATTTAATATACAGAATGGGCAAATATATGTAGGATTGTTAGATAAAATTATACAATTTTGTAAAGATCACAAATACACCTATGAATTTACGGAAAGTAAATTCTATGGATTACCCTTTGAAGTTAATGAGGGTATATCAAAAGAAGGTGTTAAAGATTATATGAATGCTATTTCTAGACACAAACCTAGAGAATATCAAGTAGAGGGAGTATACGACGCTCTAAGACATAATAGAAAGTTGTTGATATCCCCAACTGCTTCTGGAAAGTCTCTGATGATATATGCGATTGTGAGATATTTTGTTGAGAAAGGGAAAAATACTCTGATAGTTGTTCCGACGACTTCCCTAGTAGAGCAGATGTATAAAGATTTTGAAGACTATGGTTGGGACCCCAAGAATCATTGTCATAGAATCTATGCTGGTAGAGAAAGAACTAATGTAAATGAAGTTACTATTACAACTTGGCAATCGGTTTATGAACTAGAAAGAAATTTCTTTGTAGATTATGATGTTATTATAGGTGATGAAGCTCATCTTTTCAAGAGTAAGTCATTAGTAAAGATAATGGATAAGTTAGAACATGCAAAACATAGATATGGGTTTACAGGAACTTTAGATGGCACACAGACCCATAAATGGGTGTTAGAGGGACTCTTTGGACCATCATATAAAGTAACACAAACTAAAGATTTGATGGAGCAAGGACATCTTTCTCAGTTGGATATTCAATGTCTAGTTCTTAAACATAAACCTAAGAAATTTGAAACTTATGAAGATGAAATACAATATTTAATAGGGCATCAAAAAAGAAATAACTTTATTTCTAAGTTGGCAGTAGATTTAGATGGTAATACACTTATCCTTTATAGTAGAGTAGAGACCCACGGTAAGATACTTTATGAAATAATAAATAGCCTTGTAAACCATGATAGAAAAATATTTTTTATTCATGGTGGAGTTGACGCTGAAAATAGAGAAGAAGTTAGAAAGATAACTGAAGAAGAAACCAACGCTATTATAGTCGCTTCTTATGGAACATTCTCTACAGGCATCAATATTAGGAGGTTACACAACGTTATTTTTGCTTCTCCATCTAAGTCTCGAATTAGAAACCTTCAATCAATTGGAAGAGTCCTAAGAAAAGGGAAGGATAAAGTGAAAGCAAAATTATATGATATATCTGATGATCTCACAATAGGATCAAGAAAGAATTATACTTTGAACCATTTTATTGAAAGAGTAAAAATTTACGTACAAGAACAATTCAATTATGAAATCATATCAATTAATATAAAGGAGGATGGTAAAGAATGATGGAAGATGATTTTTATGCTACTGTAAAACTTAAATGTGGTGATGAAATATTTGCTAAAATATGTGCCTCTGATGAAGGGGATAGAACTTTATTGTTAGTATCTAATCCTATTGTTGTAGAGGAAGTAAAAGCACGTGGTCATTTAACAGGATTTAAATTTGAACCTTGGTTAAAAACTTCTAATGAGGATTTATTTATTATTAATCTTGATGATGTATTAACTCTTTCAGAATCTGAAAATATGGAGATGATTATGTTCTATAAAGATTATGTAAAAAAAATGAACAAGTCAAATCTTACTAAATTAAATAAAAAAATGGGATATGTATCTACTGTGAATGACGCTAAAGATCTATTAGAAAATTTATATAATTTAAAACCTAACTAACCCTTCAACCCTAACAAAGGTATTCTACTCATATTTTAATACCTTGTCAACGTTGTTTAACAATGCTATAATATTAAGAGCAGTTAAGCAGCAATATGCCAAATTATGGAACTCCAATAACTATGACTAAACGTAGAAAGAGATCTGAACATTATGTTAACAATAAAGAATTTCTTTCTGCATTGGAAATTTATTTTGCTTCAGTTGAAAGAGCTGCGTTAGAGGATAAACCAAAACCTCAAATACCAAGGTATATTGGAGAATGCTTTCTAAAGATTGCTAATCATTTATCATATAAGCCAAACTTTGTGAATTATATGTTTAAGGATGATATGATATGTGATGGTATTGAAAATTGTGTTCGCTACATTCATAATTTCAATCCAGAAAAATCTAAAAATCCTTTTGCTTATTTTACTCAAATCATTTATTATGCTTTTCTTCGTAGGATATCTCAAGAGAAGAAGCAGTTAGAAATAAAAAATAAAATACTAGAGAAGTCCAATTTTGATGAAGTCTTTGATTCAAACGACCTTGACTCAGCTAACTATTCAGACTATAATAGTATTAAAGATGCAGTGCATAGCAAGTTGCGTAACTGATGAAGATTGCAATTATAACTGATCAGCATTTTGGGTGTAGGAAAAATTCTAAATTATTTCATGATTACTTCTTAAAGTTTTATAATGATGTATTTTTCCCTGCTCTAGAGAAAGAGGGCATTACAACCATAATTGACATGGGAGATACCTTTGATAGTAGAAAGGGTATTGATTTTTCTGCGCTTACTTGGTCTAAAGAGAATTATTTTAATAGATTAAAAGAAATGGGCATTACTGTCCATACTATTGTTGGTAATCATACTGCTTATTATAAGAATACAAATGAGATAAATGCTGTAGATTTATTGTTGAGAGAATATGATAATGTAAAGGTGTATTCAGAAACAACACCTATAGATATAGATGGTTTAAGTATCCTCTTAGTACCTTGGATTAATTCTGAAAATGAAAAGCAGTCCCTAGCAATGATTAATAAATCAAGTTCTACTGTTTGTATGGGACATTTAGAATTACAGGGATATAAGGTTAATGATTATGTTGTAATGGATCATGGTTTGAATGATCAACCGTTTGAAAAATTTAAAAAAGTTTATTCAGGACATTTTCATACTAGATCCAATCAGGATAATATCTATTATTTGGGAAATCCTTATGAGATATATTGGAATGATTGTGCTGACACAAGAGGGTTTCATTGGTTTGATACAGAAACTCTAGAACATACTCCAGTTAATAATCCATATCGTTTATTTTATAAGATTTATTATGATAATACTCCTCATCAGACTTTTGATGCTAGAGAGTATGAAGATAAGATTGTTAAGGTTATAGTTCGTAATAAGAGTGATCTTACTCAATTTGAGAAGTTTATTGATAAATTATATTCCGCTAATGTAGCAGAGTTAAAAATTGTTGAGAACTTTGATTTTACAGGATGGTATGATAAGGACAATGATTCTGAGGTTGAATCAGAAGATACTTTATCTATTCTCAATAGATATATTGAAGAGGCAGAAATATCACTTGATAAATCTATTGTAAAAAAGATGGTAGATGAAATCTATCAAGAAGCTTGCGAAATAACCTGATGTATATTATAACAGTAAAGGGGAAGGAGAAAGAAGGTGCTTATTCTGTAGTGGATGAGGATCTAGACCAGGTACTTTATATTTTTGTTCAGGAAGATGATGCTACAAGATATGCTTTACAATTAGAAGAAATGGATTATCCAAAAATGAAAGTTTTAAAAATTGAAGATGATTTGATGATTAAGACATGTGAAATGCATGGACACAAATATACAGTCATCACTCCAGATGACATAGTTATTCCTCCTGATACTGATACAAAGCATGATTATATTTAAAAAGATATCTTGGAAGAACTTTTTAAGTACTGGTAATCATCCTATTGAAGTAAAATTGGATGAGGAAGCTACTACTTTAATTATTGGTGCTAATGGTGCTGGTAAGTCCACTATACTAGATGCATTGACATTTGTATTATATGGAAAGTCTTTCAGAAAGATTAGTAAGAGTCAATTAATTAATACTACTAATGAAAAAAATTGTGAAGTTAATATAGAGTTTTCTGTTAATTCTACTGATTGGAAAATAGTACGTGGAATTAAACCAAATATATTTAAAATATCTAAAAATGGAGAAGAGTTAGATCAATCTTCTCATGCAGCAGATCAGCAGAAGTGGTTAGAGCAGAATGTTCTGAAGATGAACTATAAGTCATTCACTCAGATTGTCATATTAGGGTCTAGTACATTTGTTCCATTTATGCAATTACCTACTTCAAGTAGGAGAGAAGTTGTGGAAGATTTATTAGATATTAAAATTTTCTCCTCTATGAACAACCTTATTAAGGATAAGATTAGAATGGTTAGGGAAGAGGTAAAGACTTTTGAATTGAAGAAAGAATCTTTGAAAGATAAGGTAGAAATGCAAGAGAGTTTTATTGGAGAATTAGAAGAGCAGGGT